CAGGACTCAAACCCTACATCCTGGATGCGTCAGGTGCAGAAGTCACTGCCATGTTGGCTGTGAAACGCAACCTGGTAGAAGTCATAGACAAGATGGCCAACACTGGAGCCATACGCGGCACCGAAGCCAGAGTCATGAGTGGCATTGCACTGCAAACAGAATTTGAATTGTTGAATGCACGTCTGGCTGAAAAGGCCGACAACCTGGAACTGGCAGAAGAACAGTTGTGGCAAATCTTTGCTGTGTATCAAGGACAGGTCTGGACCGGACACATTGAGTATCCTGGCAGTTTCAACATTCGCGATACTGAAAATGAAATTGCACAACTCAAGATGGCCCGAGAAACTGCCACAGATGTGGGTGTCTACAAGGTGATTGACTACAAGTTGTTGGAGTATTTGGGCGTGGACAATCCTGCCAAATACCTGACCAATGAGGATGGCCTGCCTGCTGCCTATGTGCCGGCCACCACACCAGGTGTGCCTGCTGGAGAGAACTGTGCCAACTGTGAATACTTTGATGCCATCACCTATAATTGCAGCAAGTGGGATGAATCAGTAAGTCCTGTGTATTGGTGCAGAGCCTGGGAAGGCCGCATTGAAGATGCTATAGAAGAAGCCAGCGAGGAATCATAATGCCAGTCAAAAGAGTTCAAGGACCCAACGGCCGCACAGGTTATCGTTGGGGCACAACAGGCAAGATTTATACCGGTCCTGACGCTAGAGAACGAGCCGCAGCGCAAGGTCGTGCAGCCTATCGGTCGGGTTATAGACCACCCGCAGGTGAATCACTGTAATGGCCACATACCGTGCCACTCAACAGATGGCTGCTGCCGCACGTCGTGGTCTGGACATGAGGTCACGACAAACACCCAGTCGACAAGGTGGCACAGCAGTGGGCTTGGCACGTGCAAGACAGTTTGCTGGTCGTGATCCTGTGAGTCTAGACACAGTGCGCAGGACCTACAGTTTTCTCAGCAGGGCACGGACCTATTATGATCCTGGCACTGAATCACCAGGCACACAGGCCTATCTACTGTGGGGTGGTCCCGCAGGATTGGTCTGGGCTAGAAACATATTAAGACAACTAGGAGAGATAGAATGACAAGACCATTACCCACAAGAGGTTCCAGGACTGAAAAGAACCGCAAGCGTCCACCACCACGACCAAGGAGCCTGTCATGAAGAAAAAGAAGCCAGGACCAGGTCCAAAACCACGCTATTAACACAGCGTCTATAAATAAAGCATTACTCTAAAGGGAGGCGAGAGAAACGATGAACTCATTACAAACATCGGCAACACCAGAGGCAACTGATGCCGCAGCAACCGCTGACAATCAGGCAACTGCAAGCAAGACCTACAGTCAACAGGAAGTAGATGACATGATGGCCCGTATGAAGGGCAGTCTGCAAAAAAAGTTATTGAAACCCTATGAAGACCTGGGCGATCCAGAAGAACTGCGCACACTGCGTTCCGAGGCTGAAAAGCGTCAACAAGAACAGCAGATCAAGCGTGGCGAATTTGAGAAAACTCTGCAAGAACTTGCTGCCAAGAAGGATTTTGAAATCCAAAAGAGAGATGCACTGATCAAAGAATACAAAGTCAACACTCCGGTGTTGAATGCAGCAGCAAAATACCGTGCGGTCAATCCTGACCAAGTGAGAACATTGTTGCAGCCACAGTTGAGATTGAACGGTGACGGCGAAGTAGAAGTTGTTGACAGTCGTGGTGCTGTGCGTTATAACGACGCAGGTGCACCAATTGGTGTTGATGACATAGTGCGGGAGTTCCTAGATTCGAATCCGCATTTTGTTGGTGCAACACCTGCCACAACAAATTCTAGTAGCATGGTGCGTAGTGGTGGCAGTAATGGCCCACTTGACTTCTCTAAAATGGACATGAAGAATCCTGAAGTCCGTAAACTTTACGCGGAAGCCCGCAAGGCCGGTCGCGTTTGATATCTAACTAACAAGGAATTATTCCATGGCATTTCCAACAGACAATAATACCAGCATCAACAGTGAACTGTTTGCACCGCTGGTAACACAGGCACAATTTGCTGCCTACGAAAACTCAATTGCTCGTCAATTGGTCACTGTGTTCGACGCACCACTTAACACTGGTAAGGTCCTACAAGTTCCCGTGTGGGCTTCAGTCACCGCACAAAACATCACTGATGAAGCAGCAGCAACTATCATTGCTACCAACACCACATCAGCCACCATCACACTCAGCGAACACGTGGTCTACAACCAGATCACTGACATGTTGCGTGATAGTGCCTACATGAATGTCATGAGCCAATTGGGTGACCAAGCAGGCCGTGCCATTGCTGAAAGCATTGACTCACAAGTGTTTGACTTGTTCACCAGTTTCACACAAAGCATTGGTTCAACAGGTGCTGAAATCACAGTTGACTCAATCCTGCAAGCCGCTGCCACTCTGCGCAGCAACAAACTGACAGGTCCTTTCTTTGCTGTGTTGCATCCAAAAGTTTGCTACAACCTCAAGAAACAACTCACATTCTCTAGCCAGACCAACGTGCCTGCACTGAGCAATCTGGGCAACAGTGTGCTGTCAGACTTCTACATCACCACAGTTGGTGGCGTGAGCATTTTTGAATCAGGCTTGTTGGACATCGACACTGACTCAGACTCTATTGGTGCTGTGTTTGCTTCCAGTGCCCTGGGTCACGCCATGCGTGGTAGTATCTCTATGGAAGTCACACGTCAATCACAGAATCGCGCAAGCGATATGACCTTGACTGCTGTTGCCGGCGCTGCTATTTTGCAAGCCAGCCATGGTGTGAAGATCATCGGCGACGCCGCACTGTAATCGGGGGTCAAGATGGCTTTCATTGAATACGGATCAGAAGTCTTGAGTTTTGCCACATCGGCAGATGTAGAGGCTTTGGATGCACGTTTGTTCGAACAAAATGAAGGCCTTTCTGAGGACTATGTTGATGATGCACTAATTCGTAGCACACAACGTATATTGAGCCAGTTAAGAGCCACAGATTGGTGGCAGAGTTATTATCTACAAATGAATACATCGGGCAATGCCATCAACAATGTTGCTGACATTCCCCCGTTGAATGCTTCAAGGATTCTTGATCGTCGAGCAGACTTTACAGAACTCTGTTGCTACTATGCATTGTATGATTATATTCTGCCTTACATTGCCAACTTTGGTGACGAAGACACTGCTGAACGCAAGAAGATGGGTTACTACCAACAGAAATATATGGCTCTGTTTGGTGAACTTATCACTGCTGGCGATTGGTATGACTTCGATGGTGCTGGCACAGTGACCGCGGCTGAAAAAATGCCCGGCATTTACAATCTACGGAGAGTGCGATGAGAACAGAAATTCTTGCTTATTTGAATGCAAACAAAGTTGCTGGTTTCAATACCAGTGCTGAACTGCCTTGGGACAGTAATGGCACGCCTTTGTATGTTAAGAATTACAAGAATATCTATGTGGATCAAGACCAAGTCAGTCAGGAACCTCTCATTGACGTGTTGAACGGCACAGGAGTGGTCACACAAACCACCACTGTCAGTGCCTATGTCACCACAGATGCAAAACAAGTTCCCTCAAACCTTGCTGCTCTGATAGCAATGATTTCCGCAGCCCGGCTGACCACAGGTATCTCAGGGGTAACCCAGAGAACCACACAGGTCACTACCAGTCTAGAGAATGATGCACAGATCACACAGTTTGAATTCAGTTTCTCACAACTGATAGTAAATTAAAAGAAAAGGATAAAGCAAATGGCTTATATTAATCCAAGTCCAGGCGTTAGCGGCAAGCAGGTCACATTAACACTTTTTGTGGACGGCGTTGTCGCAGACACTGGCATGAGTCTCCCCGCACTACAAGACGTCACAGTAAACAACTCAAACGATGTGTTTACCTGGACACAATTGGACAGCGGCAGTAAGAAAAACGTGGCCACAACTGCAACAAACAGTTTGGACATGAACATTGTGTTGGACGAATTAACGTTCTTCGGCAATGCAGCAGCAACCGCAAACACTGCGGCCAAGTTGGGCGTGTTCAACTTGAGCAAAAACAAATCCTATTGTGATTTCAGTTTGTTCATTGGTGACGGCGTCACAATCTCTGGCCTGGGATATGTAACAGGTTTGGCTCCCACAGTGAGTGCAGACGCACCTGTGTGGGTCACACCTATCACTATCACAGTTGACGGCGACTACACTGTGACCAGTTCTTAATCAGAATTGCACAACAAAACAGGGGCTCACAAGGCCCCTTTTTTGTATCACCATAAATATCAGGAGAGATCAATGGATGTGATAGATTCAAAGACCACAAACCAACTGTTGTTGAGTTTGTTGGCAGAAACGGCCAAGGCCACAAACGAACTACGTTGTGCGCAAGCAGACGTGACCAAAGCACAAAGCAGATTGCAATTTTCTGTAGCAGTGTTAAATCAACTGATTGAAAGAACAAAGGATTAAAAGATGAAATTATCAACACTAGCAGCAGCACCACAACTGGTGCAACTAACATTAGACGACGAAGACACTGTGAAAGAATACGGTGAGCCCCTAGAGTTCTACACCTGGGATCGTCAACCACTGGATGTGTTCATGCGCATGGCAGTGGCACAACAACAAGACAGCGGACAGATGCTGGACCTTGTGAGAACCTTGATCCTGGATGAACAAGGTAAACCTGTAATAACTGACACTGCCATGGTGCCTGCTGGCATCCTGGTCAAGGCCATTGGCAGGATCACAGATTTTTTGGGAAAGTAATAGGCGGCCGCCCTCAATGGCTCCGCGCTGACACCATGATGTTACTGACCCTGGATCACCTTGCACAACGATATCATCTCATGCCCAGTCAAGTGCTGGCACAAGGCACCACCCTGGACCTGAGATGTATGGAAATTGGCAGTGCCTGGGCTCGTGAACAAGATCCCAATCAGCGTAAATTAATCCAAGCAGAGCGACGTGAAGACCTCACACAGGAACAAATGCAACAACGCATTGATCAGGTGCGAGCCAATCCGCCCACCTCTGTGAGGCATCGATCAAATGGAGCCAGAAAATGATATCTACCACAATTCGTGTGACCAACACAACCCAGCAGGATCTTAAGAAATTCAAGAAAAGTTTCAACGCATATCCTGATCAAGCCTTGGACAAGTTCAGAATGCTCACGCCCAAGCGGTCAGGCAATGCACGAAGACGCACTGTGTTGGCAGGTGATCAGATTGAAGCCAATTATCCCTACGCACAACGCTTGGAAGACAATTGGAGTCCACAAACTCGTGGTCAAGGTATCCTGCGTCCATTTGAACGCTGGGCACGTCGCAGAATTGCGCAAATTATGAGAGGTCTATAATGGCTTATGATGCAACAGTAAATGTCCGGGTCAACGGTGCGGCAGCACTGACCAAACTTGAAAACAGTCTCAACGGATTGACCAAACGCTTTGCCAGTCTGCAAGGTGTGGTGGTTGGAGCAGGTCTCACAGCCCTGGCAGCACAGGCCATAAACCTTGCCGACAGCATGGTGGATCTAAGCAATGCCACTGGTATTGGTGTAGCAGCCATAGAAGAACTGCGTGGTGCTGTGGTGGCCAACGGTGGTCGCATGGAAGATGCCAGCAAGGCAGTCAGCAAGTTTGCACTGACCATTGACGAAGCCGCACAAGGCAGCATGAAAACTCAACAGGAGTTTGCACGTCTGGGTGTGAGTCTGGATGATCTCAGAAAACTTAGTGAAGAAGACCTACTGACCAAAACTATTCAAGGTCTAGGAGAGATCACCAGCGACAGTGAACGTGCTGCCCTGGGCATGAGTTTGTTTGGCAAAAGTTTCCGCACTGTGGACACAAGTGCAGATGGTCTGGCCAAAAGTCTGAAAGCGGCTGCTGGGTCAGGTGAAGTGTATGCTCGTAGCATTTTTGAAGCCAGTGAACTGCAAGACAAACTGGACAGAAGTCTTGGCAATCTGCAGATGGCGGTGCTCAAGGCCTTTGGTCCTGCCATTGAACTCATGACCAAGTTCTTGAATGCTACCACAGCCAGTGAAAACGGCACACGTGGCCTGGTGATTGCATTGCAAATCTTGGGCGCACTCCTGGTGGGTGGTGCAGTTGCTTATGGCTTGACGCTGTTGGTCAGAAGCCTAGGAACAATAGGTCGAGGATTTGCAGCATTGATGACGGTGATCAGACCAGCAGTGGTCGCTGTCAAAGCCGTTGGTGCGGCAGCCACTACCGCAGCGGTAGCCACAGAGAAACTGGGCTTGGCCGCTAGGTTGGCAGGTGCCGCAGGTCTATTTGCTGCTAATTCACCGTTCTTGAGAATCTTGAGATCAGGAGCCATTCTGATTGGTGTGTTGACATCTGGTGTGTTTGCTGCCATGACAATGTTTGATGGCTTTGGCGCTGTGGCTCAGAATGTGCTGGCACGACTGACAGAAAGCCTTAGCGAATTAGTTGCTGACATTCTAAACCTAGGCGGCTTGCTGACCATTGCTGGTGTAGGACTAGGCACACCTTTTGAGATCCTGGCTGAAAAAACACGTGAAGCAAGATTGGAAAGTGAACGCCTGGCCATGGCACAGAAAAAGGTTGCTGCTGCTGGCCGCAATGTTGAATCTGGCCAATCAGGTAGGAAAGTAGACACCACAGCATACGATAAATTATTGGCCAGCATACGTGCTACCACAGAAGAATTTAGACGCCAGAACAAAACCAAAATTGCCAATCTAGACACCGACACCCGATTGATTGGCGCCACGGCTGAACAGCGACAACTCACTGAAGCACTCACAGCAGCCACAGAAGACTATCAGCGTGTGATTGCTGGATTGAGACAACAAAAACAAAACCTTTCAAAAGAAGAACGTGACAGTGGTGCTGAAGCCGCCATCAACAAACAAATTGATGCTGCAAGAATCCTGTTCAATGTGCAAAAGACCAGTCTAGAAAACAGTGTGGCCTTGAATGTCAAAGCACAAAGTGCGGAACAAGCACGATTGTTTGGTATAGCACGGATCACAGATCTACAACGAGAACTCAATGGTCTCACACAGCAAACAGCCAGCGTGTTCTTGCCTGAAGTGGCCCGGGCCTATTTGGAAATTGAAGCAGCAGCCCTGGCCAGTGCTGAAGCAGAAATTGCTGCTGAACAGGCTCGCAGAGGTGCCACTCTTAGTGCAGAAGAAATACAAAGTTATTATGCAGCCGCACGTGAAGGCATTGATCGGGTCAAAGCCAGCACACGTGAACTGATTGAAGAACAACGCAAATTTGAATTTGTGCAGTTTCAGAAGCGAGAAGAGATTCGTCTCACAGATGAACTCATGCGCTTGCAAGATGAAATGGCCAAAACTGGCATGAGTGACATAGAACAAAAATACTATGACATTGCAGCCGCTGCCAGAGACAGTGCCCGGGAAGCCATTCGTGCTGAAGAAGCACGTAGAGGCGAGAATTTGCCAATTGAAGAACAGAAAAAATATTATGATGAGGCCATCAAAGGCAGTGGCCGACTCACACGTCAACTGGAAGAAAACAACAAGAAAGCCAGATCATTTGCCACAGGATGGAAAAGAGCATTCAATGAATATTATGATGCAGCAACCAACGCTTCAAGCCGTGCTGAGAGCCTGTTTAGAAATGCCACACAAGGCATGGAAGATGCCATTGTAAATTTTGCCAAGACTGGCAAATTTGAGTTCAAGAGTTTTGTTGCCAGCATACTTGAAGACCTACTGCGATCACAAATCAAAGAAGTTATTGCACAGACGTTTGGTGGTATTGGCGGTATGAAAACAGGCGGCGGTGGCGGCGGTGGCGGCGGTGGTGGCAATTTCTTAGGTGATCTCATTGGCAGCATTGGCAGTATATTCAGTGGTGGATCAAGCAACAACAGCAGAAGCAGTCCCAGCACTAGTGGTAGCAGCAGTGGTGGTGGTATACTCAGCGGCATTACCAAAGCCGTAGGTAGCATATTTGGTGGCGGCAGCAGCAGTGGCGGTGGTGGCATCTTAGAAACAATTGGTGGCGGTATCAAGAGCCTGTTCTCTGGATTCTTTGCCAATGGTGGCATGATACCACAAGGCCGATTTGGCATTGCCGGCGAAGCAGGTCCAGAACTGATTGGTGGACCTGCTAGTGTAACACCCATGGGCACCAATGTCACATACAACATCAATGCAGTGGACGCTGCCAGTTTCAAGGCAATGATAGCACGTGATCCAAGTTTCTTGTTTGCAGTCAGCGAGCAAGGTCGTAGATCACTACCTGGAGGAAGATAATGACAACAGCATTTCAATATGTGTTTGACAACGCAGAATCAATCAGCATTGACACCAAACGCATTGTGGGCAGCACACTCACACGTGATCAAACTTTGAGAACAACCAGTCGTGGTGGTCAGACCTGGCGCTTTGATGTCAAACTGCCGGATGGCATACCTTGGAATCAAGCAAGACAATACATTGCAAAAATTGAAGCCCTGGACCGAACCACTGTGGGCACAGTGCAAATCAACAATGCTGGATACAATGATTGGTTGATACCTTATCAAGGCACAGCAGCCAACAGTGCTGCCATTGCTGCCAGCTGGGTGAATGGTGCCATGAGCATCACACTCACCAGCGGTCAAGCAGGATCAGGATTCAATTTCCGTGCAGGTGATATCATACAATTGGCCACAGGTCGTGTTTACAGGGTCACTGCTGATGTGGCCAGTGGCACCAACACTGTGCCTGTGCATAGACCAGTGCTGGATACCACAGGCTCTGGCACACTCAAGGTTGGTCCGGCAGTGACCTGGAGTGTGCTGTGCTATGAATTGCCAACCTGGACTATATTTGCAAGAGATCAAGTCAGCTGGTCAGGCAGTTTTATTTTTTATGAGAACATGGTATGAGTTTAGATTTAAGCACTTATCCCAGTATAGCCACTGCACTGTTTGTGAAAATTGAGAGTGGCTACACCTCTCTAGGTGATTTGACCTTTAGCAGTTACTATCGTCCGCTGACCATTGCGGGTGTGAGTTATACCGGACTGGGCAGTTTGATGACAGTGGGAGATACCACCAGCGAACTCCGACTCAGCAGCAGTGAAATCAATGTGGGCATCAGTGGTATCAACACCACCAACATGAGCAATGTGTTGACCTACAATCTCAAAGGTGCTGAAGTGATTATATACCGTGGTATATTTGATGCTGTGACCAATACCTTGTTGGGCATAGCAGGTAATCCTGCAATCAAATTCAAAGGTATCATAAACAATTTTGGACTCAGTGAAGACTTTGAACCTGGTGGCAAAAACAGCACAGTCACAATCAACTTTGCTTGCACCAGTGAGATAGGCATGATTGAACGAAGAGTCACTGGGCGTAGAACCAATCCTGATGATCAGAAAAAATTCTACCCCACAGATGTCAGCATGGATCGGGTGCCCACGCTGGTAGATGCCAACTTCAATTTTGGCGCACCATTAAGGTTGGCAGCATGAGTTTCTTTGATGACTTGATCAGTGGAGTAGGCAATTTTCTCAGTGGTGGCAACAGCATTGGTGGCAGTCTTGCCAAAATTGCACTGTTGGGACTGGGGCTAAACAAAGTCAGCAACAGCATCAACAGTGAAAAGAACAGTCAGTTGCAGACAGTGCGTCCATACAAAGCACGAGTTGATCAGGGAGTGCGATTGCAAGTGCCACCAGCAGCTGATCAAAAGATTCCTGTGTGTTATGGTAGATCTACCCTGGGAGGTATCATCAATGATGCCAGACTCAGCAGTGACAACCGCAACATGTTTTATGTGCTGACCATTAGTGAACGCACAGGCACATTGTTGAGCACAGGCAATCCCAGTGCTTATGTGTTCAATGACGTGTATCTCAATGACGAACGTATCATATTTGAAAGCAATGGTATAGACTGTGCTTACAGCATTGACCGCGATGGCAACAAAAATTTTGCCTATGCAGGTGTGGTAGAAGTGTATTGCTATGCTGGTGACAGCGACACACCACAGGTGCCAGAATACTACACCAATGGCAGCTTAGATCCAGCCTATGACATTGTGCCTGGCTGGACCACGTTGCACATGATGGAAGACTTGATCTTTGCAGTGGTCAAGATCACGTATTCACCAGAATCTGGACTCACGCAAATACCCAACATGCGATTCAACATCACCAATTCAATGACCTTGCCTGGTGATGTCATACGTGACTACATGGTCAGCACACGCTATGGTTGTGCTATACCTGCAGGA